AAAGATGCTAACCAAGGGCCAAATACATGAGTGGCAAAATAGCGCAGTAACTAAAGCTTTTTTACATCAGTTGTATGTAGACAGGAATAATATTTTAGACGATTGGGGTGCAGGACAGTTTACCGCAGATACAGTAGAAGGAACTACACAACTAAATTCTGCCGCCTTGGGACAACTAAGAGCCATTGATAATGTCATAATTGGCATAAAAGAATTCCATGAAGTATTCGAGGGGGATTCTTAATGTTAGTTCCAGCAGGACACAGAGTATTAGTTAAGCCAGACGATATCAAGGATACGGACGAAGATTACATTAAGGCTAAGTCCTTTAACTTTGAAATTGTACAGGATAAGCAAACCCAAAGAGCAGAAAAAGCGAGCCAAATACAGGGCACCCTAGTAGCCATTGGTATGAACGCTTGGAAAGCTTTTGACGGTGGAGAACCTTGGGCTAAAGTAGGGGACAGAGTTGCCTACTCTAAATACGGGGGTAAGTTTATAATTGACCCCGCCACAAAAGAAGAGTACGTACTACTTAACGACGAAGACATAACCTGTCTTATAGAGGACTAAACAAATGAGTAAAGAAGATACTATTGTTGAAGATGTAAATATAGATGCTGGTGACGGGGAAGATACCCCTGCTGCACCAGAATATTCTAAAGCAGAACAGGAGGCCTTGAAACACGGCTGGAAACCAAAGGACAATTGGGAAGGCTCTGACGATGATTTTATTTCGGCACCGGAATTTAATAGGCGTGCAGAACTATTCGATAAGATAGCCTCTCAAGGCAGACAATTAAAACAGATTGACTCTAAGTATAATCAAGTTCTATCGCTACAGGCCAAGCTTACAGAGAAGGCTAGAGAGCAGGCCATTAAGGAATTAATGGAACAGAAAACTGCGGCATACGCAAATGAGGAGTTTGCTAAGGTCGTAGAGATAGACGAACAAATAGCAGCTGAAAAAAGTACTCCAGTAATAGAAACCCCTACGGCACCAGCAGATAGCCCAGAGTTTCTGGAGTGGGCCAAAGAGAACAGTTGGTATACTACAGACCCGGATCTCGCTGAACTAGCAGATACGTATGGTCTAGCCTATGGCAATAAACAAGCAGCCGCAGGTAGGGATGTATCAACAATAAGTATGGAAGAACTATTAAACCATGTGGATAAAAAGATGAAACCTATACTGAATAAACCAGCACCTTCGGCACAACCAGCAGTAGAGGCTGGCAGTAGAGGAGTAGGTCAGAGAGGATCTAAAAAATCATTCACAGAAAAGGATTTAACACAGGATCAGAAGACAATTATGAGAGACATAATTAAACATGATCCATCATTCACTAAAGAGATGTATATCGAGTCACTTGTAGAAATTGGTGAACTTACAAAATAAAGAGGAAAGTATCATGGCTAAACCCGCAGAAGCAAAGAAAGTTGCTAGAGAAAAACGTCCTAGTAGGATTCCTCTAGGAGCAAATAGAGATGTATTAACTGTTGAAGGAGTACCCGAGGGCTATGTAGGACGATGGGTAAATGACGATGTTTCAAAGAATCGTATACCTAGAGCCTTAGATGGTGGCTATGAATTTGTTACCGATAATGGTGACATATTTGTTGGAGACTCCACAGTAGACAATATGGATGCAGTACGTCGCGGAACACGCCCAAAGAGTGGCTCCGTTAAATGTAAGAACGTAGGCAATGGTGTTGTCGCATATTTCATGGCTATTCGTAAAGACTGGTATGAAGAAGACCAGAAAGCTAAACAAGACGAAATTGATGCCAACGAAGCGGATATATTCCGTAAATTAACAAGTGGGAGTGATGGTACTTACGGTGATGTCAATAAATTTTAAAATTGATCTATGCCGTAGGAGTCCTCTCCCAATTTAAGGAGATAAAACTATGGCGAATGTAGATCGCCCTAATGGCTTTAAGCCTGTTATGCACTTGAACGGTTCTCCGTACAATGGTGCATTTCGCAAATACTACTCTCCCAATGACAATTTGTTTTTGGGTGACCTAGTAGAAGCGGAGACCACAGGTGTTCGTGATAACGATGGTATCTATCCGTCAGTAGATCGTATTGATGCTGCTGGAGATGTTATCGTAGGTGTAGTTGTGGGCTGGGAGGCAGATCCTGCCGCTCTGGAGCGTACTTATCACGCTTCTAGCTCGACATATGCAGTGTATATTGCAGATGCCCGTGATCTGATTATGGAAGCACAGTCAGATGACGCAACTATGGTTCTTGGAGATGTTGGTCTTAATATTTCTCCGACTGTAACAGCTGGTAACACTACTACTGGAGCGTCGGGCATGGAACTGGACGGAAATACAGCAGCAACTACTAATACGCTAACTCTGCGTATTGTTGGTGCAGTTGACCGTGCAGATAACGATGCCGCAGACAGTACTGCCAATAATAGATGGCTAGTAACAGTTAACAGTTCAGCTTTTGCTAACTTAATTGCTGGCGTATAAAGGAGAATAATTAATGGCTACTATTACCTCAGGTGCATTTGCAAAGGCCCTCTGGCCCGGCATTAATAGCTGGTACGGACGTGCCTACAATGAGCACAAAGAACAGTGGACAATGCTGTTCGATAAATACACTTCTGGAAAGCAGTATGAAGAAGATGTCGGTATCACCTCATTCGGATTGGCGTCTGTCAAACCAGAAGGTGGTGGCATCAACTACGATACTGAACGTCAGGGCTTTGTTACTCGGTATACCCATATCGAATATGCTCTCGGCTTCATTATCACTCGTATTGCCGTAGAAGATGACCAGTACCAAGAACTGGCTATGCGCCGGTCTCGTGCGTTAGCATACTCTATGCGTCAAACCAAAGAGAATGTGCTAGCAAACGTGTATAACCGTGCGTTTAACAGTACTTATACTGGTGGTGACGGTTTGGAGATGTGCTCTACTGCCCACGTTAACGTGGCTGGTGGTACTTCCTCTAATGAGTTGGCTACAGCAGCAGACTTCTCGGAAGCAGCTCTGGAACAGGCCTGTATTGATATTCGTAAGTACACAAACGACCGTGGACTGAAGATCAATATTATGCCTAAGTCTCTCATTCTTCCAGTTGATCTGGAATTTGAGGCAGAACGCATCCTTAAGTCACCTTACCGCGTAAGCTCTTCAGATAATGATATTAATGCTATTAACTCTATGGGTAAATTCCCGGGTGGAGTTAATCTTAATAACTATCTGACTGATACTGATGCTTGGTTCATACGTACTGATGCCCCAGATGGTCTCAAGTACTTTGAACGCCGTGCAGCTTCGTTTGCAACAGATAACGACTTTGACACGGACAATGCTAAGTATAAGGCGCAGGATCGGTACAGCGCAGGCTGGACTGACTGGCGTGGTATCTTCGGTTCACCCGGAGCGTAAGTAAAATAGAGACCCCCTCTTAGGAGGGGGAATCTTTTAATTAATCTATAGATCCCCCTTGGGGAGTTGACTCCCGGGCACGGGAAGGAGCAAATAATATGGCAGTTAAAAATTATCCGATTGGTGTCCACTTTGCTGGGCCAATCAAACTTGGTGCAAGTTCTATGCTTTTATCTACTGACGTTGGTGGTATTGCTGCCGCTAAGACACTTACAGCAGATGAGAGTAATGGACAGCACTATATCTTAGATGGTGGTACTGGTGTAGGAATTACCCTACCAGTGCCTACAAAGGGATGGAGCTGCAAGTTCACCATAGGTGCAGCTTTTACCACAGACTTTGTGTTCACAGCAGGAACTGCTGATACATTTGAAGGCTGTATTATCGAAGCTGGAGCAGTACAAGATGTAGATGCAGCTGACACGGTTACCCTAGAAGACGGTACGGAGAATATCGGAGACTTCTTGGAGTTCTGGTCAGATGGTACTAGTATCTTTGTATTTGGTAACACTCTAACAGCCGCCTCTGTAACCCCAGCTGGCTAAGTAATATAAATACATAAGCCCCCGCCAAACGGCGGGGCATATTTAAGGAAAGAACATGAGACCAAAACAGATCGACTTAGACCCAGCAAATGCTAGTCTAACAGGATTTGCCTCCAATGTAACTGGAGCAGCCTTCACACTGACTGCTAATGACTCAGGAGATAACTTAGCACACCAAGTTTCTATACGAAATGACAGTGCTACAGACCACTCTGGCAAGACAGTCACCTTAGTCGGTACCGATGCAGACGGCAGAGCGCAGACCGAGGTTGTTACTGGTCCGGGTACATCGGCCACTGTAGAATCATCTAAATACTTCCTGACGCTAACAAGTGCTACTCCCTCCGCTACAATCGGAGCAGACACATTTGATATTGGTTGGGTAGATGAGTTTGCCTCTAAGACTATTCCACTAGACTGGTATGTAGAGTTCGCCCCTGTTGTTGGTATAAATGTAACAGGTACTATTAGTATTGATGTACAGATAACCAATGATAACCCCCTCAGGTTTGGAGTTACTACCTCAGACATTCCTGCTGCTAACCAGATAGCCGACCAAGAAGCAGCCCTCTGGATTGATGAGACTAATCTAGCTGCTGTTACTGCTGATGCACATGATAACCTAAGCGTGTGGCCGGTAAAGGCTATGAGGTTTATTGCTAACTCATATACTGATGGTGCAGAGGTTCAAGCCACTCTGACCATGACAAGGTAGCATAATGCTAATCATAGGTAATAAATATGAAGATTAATGATAAAGAATTGTTGGAAATGATGAAGATCATGAGCGATCCAAAGGAGCTTGCCAAACGGCAACAAGCCCTTCAGGACGCTAAGGAGAGAGCAGACCAAGCCAACACGCGAGCACAGGAACAGCTTCTAATTTTACGTAATACAAGGGAACAGTTCCTAGAAGAAAAGTCTAGTATTGAACCAATACTGGCCGAGATTAAGGCCAAAAAAGATATTCTTGTAAAAACAGAAGAAGGGCTTATATCCCGTTCACAGGCTATATCCAAAAGGGAAGGAGAGCTAAAAGAACTAAGCTCTAAACTTAATAAGGATGCTGAAGAAATAGCGGCTACTAAAGCGACTCTTGCCAAACAAATATCTGGTAATCAGTCCCTAGAGGAATCTCTTAATAAAAGAGAATCTGTTATCGTCGCTAAAGAGAACAAACTCAAAGATTATTTTAAATAACTGTGCCGCAAGCAGATGTTGATTAAAATTGATGAAGTAAACGCTACCACTATGTATATAGGAAGGACGCAAAGTGGTAATAGCACTGTTGCCCCGGTATGGAGTATATTAAAATATACGGTGTCGGGGACTATAACAGATTTTGAAACACCCTTAGGAGTCCCTAAGGGAAGTGCCGTGTGGGATGATCGTGCTTCCTATACTTACGGATAGCTGAAACGATACACTGGCGCAGAAGTAACAGAGGAATAAATTATGGCATTAATTACAGATCCAGACAATCTATCACAAGGTACAGAGACAGTTGTCGCTGACCTTGCTTTCACGCTTTCAGGCACAGGCGCGGCTAACCGCACCGTACTAAC